CTAGGCCCCCCGGCAACTATATATGTTGTTGAAACCTCTGCCAGCAAGTTAGCTGGCAGAGGTTTCAACAGATTATCAATTTTCAACGATCTTTGATCACATTAAAAACCCAGGCTAATAGTGGGCGTTTGTTTTCATCCTGTCCAAGAGATATGGGAGCGGAAGTTGCTCCTAAGACATTTACATATGCCGAAGGAAATACAGTATCTTCATTGTGGATTAGATTAAAGGCGTCTTGGATTTTTGTTCGTGCTGTGTCGTATTCATATGGTTTGCCGCGAACGATTATTTGAAACGATGGAAAGTCTATTTTCCAATTGGATTCGGGTTGATCTCCAGGAAGTTCCATGATTGCAATTGCTTGATCTTGGCTATCTGGCATATGTCCTAGGTGGATTGCCCACTCTTCTGCGCTGGATGTGTCTGTTACGCCAATACCACCAGTAATCAAAGTTGCTTTAACGTCGTCTAGTAGTGCCATATTAACTGAAACTCACGTCTATGTCTTCGGGGGCAAAAAAGCGCTGTAAATACTCTAAAATTAAATCGTTTCTCCCCATGTCTGGTTCTCCTGGTTTAAGAGAAATTTTTCCACTTATTCCGAAACCGTTTTCATTGGGATAAATATCTATTAAATAATCTTCTGAAATTGGAGAGTAATTATCCATCCATTCTATTAACTTAGTTTCACTAAATTTCTCTTTTTGAACCTCTTCTTGTTTTTTTACAAATTGAAAACAATATTCATGCGCTTCGGGTGCGGGCCACATAGCGTGTATCTCAAGAGTTTCACCAACTAATGAAGTATAGGGCATTGGGGCGTTTACTCTACACTCCCCTATATTGGGATTTTCTTCTGACTGGTCCCAAAATTGGCATTTGTCACAGCGCTTTTCATTATCTAACACTTATCCCCCTACTTCCTATCCGTTTACGTATGCCGGATTCTACCCGTTTTGACATGCCCTGTTTGAAACTTTTAAACCCTGTAAACGGATTTGTAAGATATTTGTGCCTTGTTCCAGGAGTTGTGTATGCTCTGGCTTCTGTCTCATGTCTCACTAAAGCATAGTCTACGCCTTGCCCGCCATATATTACAAATACGCTTGAAGTGGAACTTTTTCGGACCGGCCCTTGAACATGTCCGGTGCCTTGTAAGGCACCTGTTTTAAAAGGCACAACGGATTGTGAAGCAGAGAATATTTCTTGCGCTTCCCGTAGAATTTCTCGTTCTCCAGCTTTTTGTACGCTTTTAGCAAACTTGTTGAGAGTTTGCCGGATAGATCTACCGGATCTTGTAGTTATTCTAACAGATAGGGACATTTATTTAAAATGAATCTTTACGTGGTGTGTGCCATTTTCATCTGGCACATGATCGATTCTTAAAGGATATAGACGGGTAAGAACACTAGGGGAAACCGTGGTATCTTGGTCAAATTCAATTTTATCTTTAATATCAATTTTCGCAGTAGTTTGAAGCCATATCTCTCCACTGGCAATAATGGTATCGCCACTTTGACTAACCACTAAATGAGGGCTGAAAAAAATACGGGCGGTATAGCTTGTTATTGTGCCTTCAGATGGTTTACCATAGTCATTATACGTGCCATCAAAATCAGTGACAATTACGGTATGGGGCATCATATCTTTGAAATCTGAGATTGTCATCTGTTATAATTATAGCACGTTATGTCTAAACCAGCAAAAACACGCGAAGAATTAGAGGCCGATGGTATTTTTCTTGATGGTAAAATAGTGCCTAAATGGTTTATAGAACAATCTGATGCAGCTTCAATAAAGACCTATCTTTTACGTTTTATTCTTAGGGCAAAAAAGGCCAGAGAACCTGCTTATATACATGATTTTGATTATTATCTTACTGCCCTTGAACACGAAGAAAAATCTCCTGAGTGGATTGGAGCTAGAATGGAAGCAGATGCACGATTAAAAGATAATCGTGCGGCAGTAGCGCATAAGCATAAAATTATGGGCAAAATACAATCGGAATTATGGTTTCGTGGAGTACGTATGGGTGGACGAGATTCAGTGAAAGATCCATCAGAACTTGTTGTTCCTCCAACTTTACAAGATATAGATGAAATTGAAAATTTTTTAACGTGTCCAATTACAAAACAGGCTCAAAAACAACTTGAATTATGGAGAATTTTACGAGCATGAAAATAATTGTAGCCCTGTGCATTATTGGATTAAGCGGTTGTGCGTCTGTAACTAAAACCGTTACTGGTCCGGGTGGATATAAATATCAAGAAAGTATTACCGCATTTGGCGGGGGTAGTATTGAAAAGGCCACACAAACTTTTGGTGGTACACTAAAGGTATATAATGTCGATGGTACGCCCCAAGTGGAAGTAGCTCTCGATTCTGCTCAGAAAGGTGAGGGCTTAACAAGCGATCCAGCCGTGTTGAAACAATTGGTAATGCTCATGGGACAGATCATGGCTAATACGCCATAAAAAATGTGCCTCTCCAATCAATGAGGGGGAGCACCGATTGGGGGCACCAACACGCTCTAAAATCAGAGCGTGGAAAAACTATTGCCTATATGCTATACAGCCTTCACATACTGTTCCTTTAACATTTTTCTCTAAGTGTGCTTTTCGTAAGTCTTGGAATTTTTGAGAGTTCCACGCTTCCATGAACGATACTTCATAAAGATTTCCCATTGTCCATGTTCCATCTGGATCGAAACAACATGCTGAAAGCCCTCCATCCGCTCGAAGATGTCCTTCAGTAAATACTGTCCAACAAGGTAATGGCTCTCGCAATGCTCCTAAACGGCCTTGATTACCTGCTATTGGGCGATATCCCAATTCCTCTTCCCGTTCCGTTGCGAACATGCTCATTGAATATAGAGGTAGCCAATAATGCTCATCTACATATGGGATAACGTGTTCGTCAAGTATGGGTTGAATATCTTCACGTTGCATTTTGTCATAGGAGATTGAAGAGGCGTATAAACCACAATCGTATCCCCCTTCTTCCCTGACCTGCCAGGCATCTTTAATATTTTGCTGCCCCTTGTAATATAGTTTTTTACGTACTCCCATAATCTCTTCAAATTGATCTTCGTCGTGGGCATTAACGCTAAATTTCAGACTATTTAAGCCTGCTTCCATACATCGTCTGACATTTTCTGCACTTGCCAAAGAACCATTCGTAGTGAGAAACACATAAGGAAATTCGAGTCCTTGTTTACACCAATCTATTGCATTAACAAGTAGATTAGGGTTCATCATAGATTCACCCAAAAAGAAACAACCTATTTCTTTTACTCCCGCTTCCCGCATTTCTGTAGTAACGCGCTTAAAGAAATCGAAGTCCATGTCTGTTGTGGGCTGTTTGTCCCTTGTCCGCAGGGAACAAAAACCGCACCTAAAGTTACATCTTGGACTAAGTTCAATCTTTACAGCCTTTGGAGCAGGAACAACGGTGTGTAAATAATCAGCCGATATCTGTGTGATTTCATCTATGTGTTTTGTTATGCTTCTTTTAATCATAGTGCCCATAAGTTTTATCCATCGCTAAGTTTTCTTGGGTTACTTTCTGCTCGAACATTGTCGAATTGTTCTCTTACAAAATAAGGTTCAATTCGATCTGTGCGTAAATTTTCTGTGTCCTTATCGTCTTTGTCAATACCCCCTACAAAAATAGTCCCAATACCAGATAGGCTTCTTTCTTCCAGTTCTTCAGCAAGATTAAGGTAGCTTCTTTGAAGCTGCGACCACTTGATTTTAAGGTCGCCCATTTCTTTATCCGCTCTGCGGGCAAATTTAGATGCAAGTGCCCGTGCGCCCTGGGCAGCTGCTTTATAAACGTTTGGCTCCTGAGCATTTAGATAGTCTATTTCAGCATCGTTAAATTGTTGATCGGTACTATCTATATCGCCAATAAGAAATCTTACGGCTTCTCTATCGCTATTTGCGGGATCTCCGCCATAGGTAAAAGCCATATTAAAAATCCTCTATCCAAGTTAAGGCTGCAAATGAGGCGAGATTTTGATTATAAAAAGACACTTAGCGGCTAATCCCAGTAAGATTAACCTTTCCAATTACGCCGCCTGTGCCGGAGGCTGCAAGGACTGCGCTACAAGCCTTGCCTTGGGTAATCTCAATACCGTTGGGAAAGGGAATATTTTCAGAACTGTATACATAACCTTCCCAAACTACAGTTGTGTCATCTTTGATCTGAAGGAGTTTGGTTGTAGATGTAGAAAAAGAAGCGGAAACAGACATGACAACATGGTTTTCTCTAGTCTTGGCCGCATGGGTGGCTGTAGCTATGGCATCGTCTTGGCTGTCCTGCTCTATCCATCCTACAAATAATTGTGACATGATCTCTCCTAAAAAATAAGAGCCCAATAAGCGGGCTCCTTAAGGAATAAATTTATTCAACTACTATTACGTTTGTTTTGTCCATGTTGGAGAGGCTTTGGTATTGGAATTCACATAAAGCGCCCCATTTGTCCTATCTGATAATATGCTTCCTATTCCGGCCCAACCTGCACCTGTGCCAGATGTACCATCTGTGGGTGCGCCAGCAACGGTCATAACAAAAACATCGTTGCCTATGTGTATTCCTCCAACAGAAGCAACGCCAAAGCCATGAGTTACTAATACAGGCTGCAATACTGGAGCATCAGCCATTTATTTATCTCCTATATTCGCTGCAAAGACTTCGATTTCAAGTTTTTCTATACGTTCCGTTAAATCGTTAATTACGTCGCTATTCGTATTTTGTAGAATGCGAATGATCTTCGTATCTTCTAAGGAGCGTAGTATCGGTTCATCAATTTGTTGAAGATCGTCTTCAGTAAGAATGTCTCCACGATTACGCTCCTCACCAAGGAGCATATACCTATCTTTCAGCATTTCAGCTATCATGTCATACCCCCTAAATTATTTGGCTTTAGTCGGCAGCGTCAACGAAGAAATATCCAAGAGCACTGGACACAACCTTCATGTCAAAGGCCGATTCAATTTCAATTCTATCTGCCTTAAGATTATTCATTCTAAATTTACTTGTGGTCACACCATTGGTATTAATCCCAGTTAAACCGGACCACACAAAGATGTATCCAGCAGAGGGCACCATTAATCCCGGAC